GATGTGGTCTCATTGTTAAGGTTCCACATCTGCAGGATTTCTGGAAAAATTTCATAAATCGAAAACATTTCAAATCCATCCAGCCATTCGTTCGGATCATCAGGGATGGATGGATCCGCATGTTTGGCCATTATGTAGGCAACATTCTCGAAGATCATCAGATTCATTTCTGATAGCGCCGCATCTTGTTTCTGCTCCTCCGTAGCATCTTCCGGGAGCTCGTTCTTTTTGTTAAAGGCCTTTTTCAGCGCCGTCATGTCACGGATGATATCACGTCCGAAGCGGAATCTATATAATCGCGGGATAAGGGCCGAAGCCCTCATTTTTACCTCTTTTCCTCCAATATTGATTATTTTTTCCATGTTCCCTCCTTATTCTGACTGTACTGTCGGCTCGTATACTTTCGTAAACCAGGCTTCTTTTACACTACTAGGCGTGCTCGCTGTTGTTCTGGCCATTACGTTTCCGTCTTCCAGCGCTACCGCAGATATCGTGCTGGTCTGCGTCTGCGGCTCCTTGGTATCCGTATTTGTCGTGCTTCCTACTCCCGGCCGGGTTCCGGAGCAGTTATAGAGGCAGTAATACTCTTCGTCTACATCTCCATCGATCTGGAAAAGCAGTGCAAAGGCTGCCGGCTCTACATTTACACTTTCGATTAAGACATTATCCGTTTCTACCTGATTGAATTTCCATACGTCTATGCGCATCTGATCCGGAAACCTGGCCATTTCAAGATCTCCGCTGTAACCGTTATTTCCCACGCTCTGGTAATATGTAATGCCGTCTGCATAGAATGGCGTTACCTCTCCCTGCGGATCCAATGACAGCGTAACAGCTCCAGGCACCGCTACAGGTGTGCTCCATTCCGGCGATGGCCCTGTGGTGGTCATAACGGCGTAATGTACATTTTTCAGGTTAAACTGCACTTTATTTTCTTTTCCTGCCATATTTACACCTCGATTTCATATGATATTTGAAAGCATTTTTCTTCGTTTATATAGGTCTCTGTTTTATTCCAGTAAAAAGAGGCCAACGCTTTTTCCAGCGTGGCCTCCGCCTCGGGGTCCTTAATTTCTGTGTAAAGTTCCACTTGTACCTGTGCAACAGGATAATAGACTGTGCCATCGGCCGCAAAGTTATCCGATCCAGTCGTGTAGTAACAAATGTACGGCATTGGCGGTGCTGCATTTTTAGGCCATGACAGATAGGCCACAGGATATCCCGATGTTTTGAGCATGTCCTTAAATTCGCTAAGGATTATCATTCTCCCTTCACCACCACCTTTACCTTTTCTTCCAGCCTTCTTTCTGCATTCTTTTCAGCAGGCGCTATGTGTGGAATCCCCATTACTCTTCCGCCATTCCGCTTTGCATGTCCATTTTCAAGCAACTGTGTAAGCTGCGGTTTTGCGGCGTTGTATACCATAATTCTTATGTCCTCACGTGTTTCATATACAATTTTAAATTTCCATCCCCTTTTATATTTTCCTGTGCAAACTGGTGCTCGCAGTTTGATTTCGTTTACACATTCTTCTGCTGTTTCTCGTATTTCTTCCTTCAGCTGCTCTGTGACTTCCTGATTGTACTCCGAGAGTTCCAGCATGATTGCTGCTGCCAAATCATCCGCTTTTACTCTTTTCCGCATACTCTCCTGCTTTTCCTTCCAGATAAAGTTCTATCATATCGCTGTCATTCGGGAAGTATACTCTGTATACTCCGTAACGCTTGGCATTTTCTCCAGTCCCGATCTGTACAATCTCTTCTCCTTCGTAGTTTACCATTGGTGTCGTAACAACCAGCTGAGGCTGAAGCCCTCTCTGTCCTGCATCCCACCATTCCGACCGTGTTACAGTCTGAATCGACGCCCATACCTTTCTCATTTCTTCCTGCGGCAGGCACTGTCCTATTGAATCATCGTAATAAGATGATTCCTTTACCAGAATGATTTCTCCGTCCATTTCATGTTCCTTCTTTCGAGAATATTCTATTATTCAGCGCCCATCTCAGCATTCGCGGCATGGCCACATTTTCTTCCCGTCTTCTCCGGTATAGGTACGCTGCATACATTTCGACCAGCATCGCGTCGCTTCTGGATTCCGTCAACGTGATCCCTTCTGTCGTAATGAAATCACGCGCCGACGCGATGAGCGCTGCCAGGTAATTATCCAGCGCAGCGCTCGAGATCTGCAGATCCGTTTTTAAAATCACCAGGATATCCGCGTCGGTCATCCGCTACACCTCCGATCAGCCGCTCGTGCGGGTCACGTTCACGGTGTAAACCCTTACCGCGTTACCCTGCTTCACAGTTACAGTCAGCGGATGGGCCTGTCCGTCCGCCTGCCAGGTCACGGTTCCGCCATTCCGCACGTTCGCGCCGTTGTAGGCGATGGCCACCTGCGCGCCGGCCTGTGCGGGAGTCACTTCAATTTTCGCGGATGCTGCGGATGCGGTCACAGCATAAGCGTATGTCTCCGGGTCGAAGGTCGGGGACAGCGTCTCGCTTCCCACTGCCAGGGCAGTCAGCTGGGCGTCATTCGCGGTATCGGCCGCGAAGTCCATGACGGTCGTCGGGGCGACATTGTTGATGTTGATAGCGACGAACGCGCCCGGTATTACCGGCATACCGTCCGCACGCTGTTTGCCCTTAAATACCGTGTTGTCCTGGATAAACTGCACCTCCCTGGAGGATTCGATGGTCATCCCTGCCCTCATGGCCAGCAGATAAAGATCGCCATATCCTCCGATAATGTCGCCGTCCGGGATAAACTCCAGCACATCCACATCTCCGGAAATAATCGGCAGCGTTCCAAAAAGATTTGCCACAATATCTCCGGTCGCAGTGAAGGTGATCAGCTTCGACCGCAGCGTCGCGTAGGTCTTGCTGTTCATCGCCCAAAACATGCTTCCCCGGTTATATTTTGTAAAGGTTTCGCCAGCCGCCAGCATCAGCTGTGACCAGAACTCTGCTCCTGTTGCCGTGGTTCCGTTAATGGTAATCAGATGGGATTCGTGCAGGTCCTCCCACGTCGGCGCGTTTGCCGGATAGTCGGACGGCTGGCTCTCCTGCGCCAGTCTTGTCACGATTCCAAGCGGCATTTTGGACGCAGATCCTTTTCCATACAGGATGGCCTTGTCCATCGCCAGGCCGATCGCCTCGGAAATCATCTCCACGATCCAGCCGGAAAGATTGATGTCGTTGTCTTCCAGGATGGAATTGCATACCGGGATGAAGCCCGCCACCTTGAATCCGTCCAGCGTCACCTGGTTGAATACGAAGGACAGCTCGTTAATGGCTCCGCACATTTCGGTCCACACGGCTTCCGGAACGGTTCCGGCGATGGTCTGACGAGCCTCCCCATTTACATTCCGTACCCGCACGCGGTTCAGCAACTTGCTGTACCGGTACATGTTCTCCGCAATCAGATCCAGGAATACGACCGGAATTGTCAGATCCGCTCCCGTCACTCCCCGGGCCTGTCCTTTCATGCTTCTCAGCTGCGTCAGGAACTCTTTTACGTCCTGCCGGTTTGCCATTTCCTGACGGGTCTCCATCGGCAAGGCGTCAAACGCCCTCTTATTTTTCGGCAGGCTTCTGATATTAATCTCCATTCTCACACCTCTTTCTGTTCTTTCAGGGATATTAGTTCTCTCGCTTCTTACAGGCTTCTTTTCTTCCTCTTCCCGCAGCTCATCCTCCAGCTGAGCGATCTCCTCGGTCAGTGCTGACTTAGCGACTTCATGCGCGTTTTTGTCTGCCTCGAACTGCTCAATCTGCTCATTTACTGTCTGCTGCTCTTCCGGGCTTGCAGCCTCCTCAATGGCTGTCTCCAGCTCCGCCTCTCTGGTCGTGAATCCTGCATCCCTTTCCTCCAGGGCCTGCAGTTCCGCTCTTTTCGTGTCGATGCTTTTTTTCAGCATCAGCGCTCTTAATGCCATGTCATTCTCCTTTCAGGCGCCGCTTCATTGCTTCGCGCCATACTTCTCTCTTTTTTTTCTCAATGTCTGCCAGATCCTTTTTTCTGGCAGAAACAACAGTTTCCTGGTATGCCGGGAATGTGCAGGGCGAAATCTCGTAGAGTGGCGATACCCTGGTGATTGTCCAATGTACTGAACCATCATCCCGGTAATCCGTCTCTTGTGCCGCGATGTCGAACCCAAATGAGCATCCCGTAATATCTCCCCGGGCGATTCTTGCATAGGCGTTCATGGCGTCGCTGTCATTCCGGTTTACCCGGATGCGTCCCCATAGTCCATGTGAATCCTGCTTAATCTCCATTGTTCCCGCGCTGGTCCTTCCCAGCACGATGTCTGAGTTATGGTTATACAGGGCTCTCACATCATCGCTTATAGAATCATCGAACGCTCCCGGCGCGATGCTTTCCGTTGCGCCCGGCCACAGGTCATAGGTGGAATTAAAAACAGCGAAGTAACCTTCGATGAAAAGGTCCTCGCCGTCCTCGCGCGTCTGCACGTTCTCCATATTCAGATATCTATGATCCACTTCCTTCACCTCCGTTCTGCAGCTTACTCTGATCTCCAATCATGCCCCTGGGGATATAATTTTCCAGTATAATCAGGTCATTCAATCCTTCCATCGGCGACAGGTTCAGCCAATTTCGAACTTCATTTCCTGTCATGATTCCCCTTACATATTGGTCATCTGCTACGGCCGCCAACTCCTTGATATCGTAGTTATACAGGCTCCGGGAATTGAACCGGAAAAACCATGTGTTCCCGATAATCAGCTTTTTAGTCAGCTCCTGTTCAATAATCTGCGCCACTGGCATGATTTTTGTATTGATGAAGTTATTCCATTCGTCTCGTTTAAAATCTCCGACGCCAAGCACGAATGCCGGCACGCCAAGCACAGCAGCTACCGTCTTTTTATCTAGCGTGACGAAATCTGCCAGAGCCAGGTCTGACAGGGTAAGCGGCTTCACCTGTTCCACGGAAAACTGCTCTGAAGGAATCAGCCAAGGCTCTCCGGCCTCTGTCGTCTTGATGTAATCGTCCAGCAGCTCCCGTCTTCCCTCTGGGCTTGCGAATCCATCTCCGTCCGCATCGATTTTCACGATGATAGACGGCTTCCACTTGCTACTCATGAATCCTTTCTCTGTAGCCGCGGCCTGTTTCAGGTTATTGGCCACGTCAGCCAGTGCAACGCGGTATCCGGTTCCCATCCAGGGATAATATTCATCCGGATTTAGAGCGAAATGCAAAACCTCGTCTGGTTCGTATTCCTGCCCGCCTGCCAGCACCCGGTAGTCCCAGATTCCTTCCGGCAGGAATGACACCAGTCCCGGCGGGATTGGCTTCAGGTCCCGGATGATTCCTCCCACTGTTTCTGGCCACACTACACAGTTACCATTCCCGGAAAGCATCATAGCTTTTACGATCCAGTAGATGAAATTGCTCCTGATCATTTTTGAAAATGGGTTGATATCTATTTTCCGGCTGAGTTCATTCCGAATGCGAATATCCCCATCCTCTGAGTTTTCCATCAGATATATGGTCATGCTTCCTATCAGCCTTGCTACTGTGTCGATAGCCGCGCTGATTTCCGGGTTATCCGACAGTCTGGTGTATCCCATGCATTTCAGAGATTCCCAGGATGTGTCCGAGAAGAAAGCCACGCTCCTTCTCGTCGGCTTATCTCTTGCCGCTGCTATATTATTTTTCTTCTTTTTACCCATGCTTTCCGCTCCATTCTTCATATCCAGCTAAGTTTTCGGTGTCTATCAGCATTCTACAGCACGAAAAAACAGAGGCATCAAAAAGGTCTATCCTTTCTACTCCTCCGTCTCCGTCTATTTTGGTATACTGGATCATATCGTCTGTTTTCTCGATTGCCCTGACATTCTGCACGCAGTACACATATGCTGAAGAGTGCAGATAATAAAACTTTTTATTTTTGGCCATGTACTCAATCCGCCGGAAACCTTCTGACTTCACGTAATAGTACTGCGGCTGATCTTCTATTCTGAATCTGGCCTTCTTCATTTTCAGCATAAATTCGCGCCCAAATTTTTTGTCAAATCCCACTTTTTTGATTGCGAATCCCATCTTTCGCATATCTATAAACCATTTCACGATATCATCGTACAGTACTGTCTTGGTGTTTGACATGGTAAGCCACCCCTGTTCCTCCCACCAAAACAGCGGTATATGGTCTTCTTCCGCCTTCAGATGGGCCGCAACAATCGGGAAGAATCCATGCGTAATACAGATATCTACGCCTTTATAGTTTCCATACAGCGCTGCGGCTGTAAGATCGTGCATCTTTGACAGGTCGGCTCCTCCGTACCATTTAATCGGCAGTTTTGCCAGCTCTTCCAGCGACCAGTTATATTCGTTGTCGGACGTCACAAACTCATTGATGTCAAAATATGCCCTAAGATCACTGGTAAACACATTCAATGTTTTATTGTAGAACTCCATCCGCAACTGTGGCTCGTTCCTGGCCTGAGCTGCGTCATTTAACAGGTCCTGCATAGTGACTGTCACTCCGATAGATGGCTGTGACATTTCCAGCAGACTCGGATCATCGAAGGATACCACTTCTCCATCCGCGTTGATGAAATTTCCTTCCTCATCCTGGTCGGCTCGGCATATAAAAATAAAATATGAATCATAGGCTGGGTCCCTGATTTCTCCCATCAGCACATTATGCAGCGTCCTAATTCGGTTGGCCAGGAATCCATCCGGAATACTGCCGGCTGTCGAAATTCCAATCAGAAGCTTATTCCTATACGCCCTCATAGCATTTTTCATAAGGTTGTATTTCTGTGCGCCTGCACGTCTCCATGAATGCAGCTCATCCAGGATCAGGCAGTTACAGTTTAAGGAATCCAGTTTGTCCTCCTGGTTTGCGATTGCATTTATCGTTGCGGTTCCTCCGCCCTTAAATTCGAGCTCTATGGTGTGCGCCTGATTGTTGTTTAAGATGCGCAACTTCTTTAAATCTCTTTTTTTGCTTCGGATGTTGTTATCCAAAAATGCGAAGGATTCCAAGGTCTGCCTAAGAGAATTTGCGACAATATACGCTTCACTTCCTGACAGGCAATCCATTACGCTCTTCACTTCAGCTATCGCCGCTGAAAATGATGTTTTTCCCTGCTTTCTAGGCAAAAATATCAGTGCTTCATTGTAACGCCGTATGCTCGTCCCTTTTATAAAAAAACCAAACAGATTCACTATCACAAAAATCTGCCAATCCACCAGGACCATCAGCTTTCCCTTAAACGGCTGCCCTTCTGTATTCTCCCCTTTTACATGCCTTACGCAGTTCTGAATATAATCTATCGCAAAATCAAAATCTTCCTGCCGGAAATCCAGGTCTTCTCTTTCCAGATCCGCCAGGAATCTTCTGCATGCCAGAACTCTGTCAATATTAGCCTTGACTCTTTTTTCAGATATATCTTTCGCATACCTATACGCCGTCTTAAAATGCCTGGAAGTAATATGGCTTAAATCCATCAGCCGCTGCTTCGCCGGGCAAGCAGCTCCGCAAATGCGGACGTCTGATCATCCGGTTTTTCTATGTCGGCGTTATAGGTCTTGGCGTTCAGCATCAGCTTGTCCGAATAGGTCCCGATGTCTTTTCTCAGGTTTTCCAAACTCACGAGAATTGGGCTTTTTTTACCCCCGCTTTTCTCGGTTTCGATGGTCACCTGGAATCCACTTTTTTCAAATTCCCGCGACAGATAATTGTACTGGTAAATCATATCGGCGTAAATCTCAATGACCTGTTTATACTGTACTTTATAGGTCCCCAGCTCTTTCATGTACCTCACAGTCCTGTCGATAATAGACTGCCGCTGGGGTATTCGTCGTTCTTTTTTCTTTGGCAACTTCACCACCTGCCTGTCACGGAAATTTATTTTGAAAAATCCGCACTATTGGAAAGTATTACCCACGCCGGTATCCGGGCGCGCCGTCCCCATTTACGGAAGAGGGGGGCTATTCGTCTGGTTCACTCAAACGCTTGAGGCTTCTTTTATTTCCTACAGTGGTATTGTACTGAATAGACGGCACCTCATCACAACGAGACAAGTTAATATAGATATCAAAATCCGTAATCAGCTCTGTCTCACTGCTGATCATACTTTCCGCTCTGTCAATCAGCTCCTGTCCTGCTTCTTTGATTCTCTGAACTAATTCATCTCTGTAACTCATCTACGTCACCTCGCTCGTATTCTTTTTCTACCCCTTGTACCCCACCTTCATCCACGCATCCGCATCATTGCTCACCGTAGTCGCGGGGCTGTACGTGTGCAGAGCCTTATATGCGGCGATTTCTTCGGCGGGGAGGTCGGTTTCGATGGGAGTGGCAAGAGTGTAGTATGCTGTCACAGGATGCTGTGACAACCA